ATAAATCTTCCAATCTCGCTCATTTTCTTTGATGGATTTTTCAGCTTCCTCTACGGTCTCGTAACGTACAATTTCTCCGTAGTCATAACAATAAACATTATGTGTTTCGAGCTTCTCTTCTTCTGGGTTGTAAAAAACGACATAGCCACCTCTATCATTCTCGAAATCTGGCTTAAAGTCTGAGGTTCGGCGCAGTCTGACTTCGGCTAATCTACGTTCACGGGCTTTTTCGGCTTCTTCTATTGTGCGATAGACATTTCCACTTTCCAATAGCCAGAGGTCAACACTAGCATCCTCCCAAGAACGACAAACAACGTTTCCGATATAATTAACATACCAGTATTCTTCACCGAAGTTAGGCTTCCAGTGAATACTGTTTACTGGTTCTTTGATTTCCTCGAACCATTCTGTGAGGATTTCTGGAAACTTCTTGAGTGTTGTTTCGTGGTAAATCATTATTATTAAGCCCGTTTCTGTGGTCTTTTGGTTTTCTGGAGTACCAGCAATAAGATTTCCTGTTTTAGAGATATATGCCAACTGACCTGCTTTGAACGTCGGTAAATCTTTCAGTAGTTTATAACGTTTCATATCTTTCCTTAAAATAGCTCCAGTTGCGTGGCGTAGATTGCACGACTGGCTAATATCTGATTTATACGGTGAATAGTGCGTTCACTCTCGTTTAAGTCGTTTAACGCACCTTCTTTCATTTCCAGCAAATCTGCTGTATCTACCTCATCTAATGATTGATAATCATCTTCGTAGTAAGGTTTTACTTCTTTTTCCATTGATTCTTCTCCTTTGCTTCTTTCATCCATTCTTCATCTTGCTTGGCTATTTCGTGTTCTGAGATAGCTGCAAAAATTAGCAGATCCATAACAATTATTGTCCAAATTAAAATAAACATTTACATTTACTCCCCTCCTAGGCGGTGCCATTTAATAATTCTATTATAGTCTTGTCGTCCAAATTAGTTAAGTTATTATCGAAGTCTTTTTTCGCATTCAATGCTTTATAGATTGCCGTGTCAATTGTATGTTGCGACTTCAATTGATAGAACACACATCGTTTCGATTGACCGTTTCTGTATGTCCTACCTTCTGCTTGTGAGTAGTCAATAAAACTGTAGCAAGGGCTTAAGAAGATAGTAGTGTTAAACTTCTGTAAGTTTAAGCCAGTACCACCAGATTGGTATTGAACAATCATCACGTTTTGGTCTGCAAACTTGTCTTTCTTAGCTCCATACCAAACACCGTGCTTAATACCTTTCTTCTTTAATGCCTCGCTCAACTTCTCAATCGCATTCACGGTGTTGACGAATACCAAACAGTTGTCTAATCCTTCAATCTTCTCAACCGTCCAATTTATCTTTTCAGGTGCCACCTCAGCAAATTGGCGTAATGCCCAAGTCAATTTCGAAGGGCTGTCGAGTACTTCTCCATCTTCTGTCATATATGTCTTTAGCATACTGACATATTCTTTTCGCTTGATTGGTATATCGACGCGAATGACTTGCTTCTCTGGTAGCTCCACAAACTCTTCTGAGCGACCTCTTAATGCAATACTATTCCACCATTTTACTAGCTCCTCCTTATGTACATAATCAACGATTTCTGGATAACCCTTAACTCGGGTTTCGATGACGTATCGATTATAAAACTCTGTCTTATTTTTGACTAATCCTGTAATCTTAGCGTAATTCACTGCGTCTGCCCATTTACTCATCGGCGTACCACTTAATAGTGAATAGCCTCGCTCGGTCAATCTACACAAGTAAAATGCTCCCAGACCTTGCTTACTTTGGCTATTCTTTATCTTGTGAGCCTCATCGATGATAACATAGTAATCTTTGTACTTTGAGAAGTCGACGTCTTTGAACTTCTGTAAGAAACTGTAACCCTTGACCTGGAAATCATCGAACTCTAACTCTGATTTCTCAAGGTCGAGTTCCCAAACTTTGGTATCACGGACAGATGCTGGACAAATAACTAAGACTTTGCGTGAACCTGTACGATATGCTCTGAACAGTGCCATAAGAGTTTTGCCAGAGCCGACCCCAGCGAATATGTATGGCTTATTCCCTAACCTCTTGAGGTAGTCTTCCTGAGATGGGTATAGCGAAAAACTCATAAGCTTCCTTTCTTTAATATTTCACTTAATATTTCTTGAATGTTTTCTGGCTCGGCGAAAAAAGTATCGTGCTTCATACCATTTAATTTAGTATTCCAGTATGGCTGAAGTGGTTGCCTCTTTGCGTTCTTACCTTTCTTCCATTCGATGAGGCAATGATATCCATTCGGTGCTAGTAGTATTGTGTCGGGAAAACACTTCGGTACTCCTGGACTCGCTACACACTGAATGATAACCCAGCCTTTTTCCTTTAACTTCTCTTGCTCTTTTCTCTTAAAATCCCGTTCTAGCATATTATTCCTTATATAGCCCGCATAATAGGCAACCTGGGTGCAAAGGTATAAAAGAACGAATAGATTATCCCAAGTTGCCCGTGATGCGGGCTATACGCTTACATTTAGTCTTAGAATGGAACTTCTGAGAGGTCTACATCTTCGCTGTCGTCTAACATCTCTTCAACAGTAGCCTTAGCGTCTTCTTTTGGCTTGTAGCCCAACAAAGAATACTCTTTATTAGGAACTTCCTCGCCCTTGTCATTGGTGTGGGTCTCAGTTTTACTTTCTTTTATAGACAACCAGCAAGTAAACTCTTTCTTTGCTTTTTTGCGTTGGTCAATCATCTTGGTCATTGTGTCAAATAACTCTTTAGAACTAAGAATGTTGCTCATAAAGTTACGAGCACTATCCTTCTTGTCTTGTTCAGCGTTATGAACGACCAATCGGCTACATCTCTCAATAACAAATGGCAACGTATTTTGAGTCAAATACATTTTGACTTCAGACTTACCATCGGCGTTACTAACGATGAACTTCATACCTAAAGTACCTGTGTTTGCACGGAATAACTCAATCTTGTCTACTGTAACTTCGTGAATGCCAAGTCCAAGCCATTGACCGTTACCACTTTTCATAATGTTTTCTTTCATCTTAGCAACTTTGTCTTTTGCGACCTTGACGTCGTTATTCTCTAATTCTTTTAATAACTCTTTCTGCAACTTTTCTTCTTCTGACATATTGTCCTCCTTTATTTATAAAAGTTTACTATTGCCTTGTCCAACTCTTTAAGGTCGTTCGGGATAGTATCGGTTTCAAACATTCCTAGTGGTGTTTTAATACCTGTACCATCAGTCCTCACCTTAAAGACGAACTCACCGTCGATAACTGCTGTTTCGATTACCTGATTTGTCAACCCTTCAGGGACAAACTTATCACTTACCATTTTACCAGTCGTCTTAAGCTTTAGTAAGCCCTCGTCGTTTTGCTCGCTGTGAGCCAGGATGTAAAATCGCTGGTCTGTGTCTTTCTTCGTAATCAACTCAATGATGTTGACCACATTGACCGCCATCTCAGTAAACTTGTCATAACCCTTGATGTTAGCTTTCGAAAACTCCTCAAAACTCATAAAGTAGTTGAAGTCGTCGATTACTATAATAGGGTTGGTACTTTTTTTGATGACTGCCGCCAATTCACCATAATTCTTAGCGTGAAATTGTGGGATATCGTTTTTGAACGGCAGTGGTTTACCAGTTGCGGTGATGTAACCAACGCCGTCAGCCTTCTTAAGATGTCTTAGAGAAGAGCTTTTACCAGTGCCACTTCGTCCAAGTACAAATGTTAATTGTGCCATAACATAATCCTTTCTTTATTGATATTGTTGATACCTTGAGCTTACGTCAGCGGCGCATTGCTCTCCAATTTTTACAAACTCTTGCGTGTGCGACACAAGCTCTCGCTTGGTCATACCATTATATTTTTGCCCCATCGTGTTGCCATAGCAACCGCAATACTCAACAACAATCGGGCTATTCTCTTCAAGACCTAAAGTCGACGCCGATTGTTTATAGCAATCTTTCGTTGCCATTAAGAAGAGGTCTTTCTCGGATAGCTTCTCCTCTACAGGGTAATTATGTCCAACGCTAATGAAAAAGCCTCTGATTGTTACGATAAGCAAAAACACAAGAAAACTCCACCAGATTTTGGTTAAGGTGTTCTTCATCTTCATCTCCTCGGAACAATTGTGTATGTCGTCCCGTCAGTCGTCCCGAGAGGGTAAACTGACGAGATGTGTGTTACGTCAATTTTCATATCTTCTAAAATCCTATATCATCTGGTATCACTACTTCTTCATTTTTAGTGATACCTTGGTTATTATTCATATATTGTGTGAGCAATTCTGGGTCAAAACTCTTCACTCCTAAGTCGGATAACTCTGGCAAATCTAGCGGCTCGTGCAATCGCTCGTAAATCTGCTTGATGAGCTCGTCATTCCGCTCGATACGTATGATGATGTAATGCTGAGTTTTAAGGTTGACCACTATGTAATCTACCCAATCAACTCCAGAAGCCATCATTTGACCCTGAACTTGCAATTCGTGCTTGTGAGGTATTCCATTCTCCATAACATCCATAAAGGTATTATCGCCAACCACCTTGCATTCAAGTAGCCCTTTCTTTGAGGTCTTTGCCTCGACTACATTTGCGTCTGGTGTTGCGACGAACCAATCTGATATGTAAAAAAACGCCTCAGACAATTTGTTGCCAGTGTCTTTCTGGTACACCAGCTTAGCGAAATCTTCAAAATACACGCCGTCTGCCATAGCTTTGGTCTGAAAACTATTGTAAGTAACTCCAAAACGTCGCTCAAACGCTAGCTTCTTCAGATATTCCTTAGCCTTAGCAGTAGGTGTGCCATCTCGCTTAGTTTCGAATAACTCGGCAAGCATACTCGCGGACGGCTTACCAGCACGCTCTTTGTACCACTCAGCCGACCGTTGTGGTGCAGTTGATAATGTAAACTCTTTACTATAATCTACCATTCTCAATACTCCTCTAGTCTTGACCGCTCGGCGTATTCTTCCGCCAACTCGGCTCTTAAGTCGTTCTCGTCTTCTATCTGTTGCTCGGCTAAGTCTTCTAGCAAGCTCTCAGCCCCCTCTAGCAACTCTGTGAACTCGTTGCGTCTTGATAGTAACCAAGTCGCGTCTTGCCGATTGTTTAATGGCTTATAGCCGCTAAACTCCAGCACTTCTCGTAAAGTTACGCTCATACATACCTCCTTTGCTTAAGTATGTTATTTAATATTACCCAGAGGTTGTAGACGCTCGCAGTCGCCTACAACACCCTGATTGCCAAGCACGATGCACGGGTGGGCAAAAAACATCGCACTCAGCAATCAAGGCAAAACGATATTCAAGACGATTAAAGTCAACCGCATAACTGGGGCAAGGCGACACCAGAGTGTATATCATTAAGTGAGTTA